AGTATAAGAAACCAGTATCTTACTATTGGCAAATTTTGGGTGTATTGTTACCGCTAATCCCGGAACATCATTACCGGGTGAAACTGGGTGATTACTGGCTCCAGTTGTAGAAAATGTATCTGTTTTCGTAGAACTTACGGTTTGTATGGTTAGACCCGATGCTCTTAAGTTCCCCCTCACATCCAAAGCCGCCCGAGGCTCCGAAGTCCCAATCCCCAACCTACCCGCCTTGAGGGTCATGCCCAAGTCCCCGTGCCCGAAATACTCCTTCTGGTAGGCGTAGAGTTGCCAAATCTCGTCGGAGGTCAGGGCCCGGTTGAAGAGGCGGAAGTTCGCGATGGAACCACTGAACATATACGTAGTACTTGTTCCACTAAATCCACCTACATTTAAAGTGCTATTAGTTATATTCAAATCAGCCAAATTTCCAGAATGATATGCGGATAATCGTTGACCATCCACATATATTTCTCGCCCAGCCGACCCCTGTGTACCGTTATATGTACACGTTAAGTGATACCATCTATTGTTTTGAAACGTGGTGTCTGCTATACAGTTGTTGGTTCTGAAATTATAGTTAATTAGGTCATTTTCGATATAAATTTCAATTCTTTTATTATCGGTATTATCACCAACCCACATTAAAGTATCACCACCCGTCGATGTTAAGTTAGTTCCCTTAAACCACATCGATATAGTGTGAATGTAATTTCCGCTCACGGGTGTACTCGAAGATAAATACTGACTGGAATTTGCGTCAAAAGTAAACGCCTTATACTCCGTATCGAACCCGACACCATTAATGGGTGTGGCATCGTATGTACTCACACCCGTTTTATTATCGACCCCATCAGCCCCAGCGAAATCTGTATCTGCCGAATAGTCTTGCCCATCATAGTAGACCTCCAACCAATCCGTGTTGGGCACGTTGGGGTAAGAGGTGACCTTCACATCCACACCATTGGCGTCGGGATCGTATTCGGGGGTGCCGTAATATTCCATCTGAGCAATCATCATAGCATCAATTGTACCCGGGCTACCACTCCCATCCCCTATATCAGATCCACCAGCAGCCTTGGAAACCACGATAGCGAGATATTTATACGGGGTCACATCCGAACTTCGTGTGCTAGTACCCGAATCCGACCCACCGGAGTAATAATTACCATTTGGATAGGATGGTGTCGCTCCCGTGACAGTTAAAAGTGTATACCAATCAGAATCGTTATTTGAACCATATATTTTAAAGTTGCCAGGTGCTTTATATGTGTGTAAATTCCGTGCTGAAATATACACAGAACTTAGTATAATTTTGTGTGGAAGTTCTAGTTTTAGCCATTCACCAAAATCTGTGGTTGTAGAGAGACGCTTTGCTGATGCATCTGTTGTGTCGTATACACCACCCGCGACACCACTTGTTGTTGAGTATAAACCAAAACCAGCAGCCCAATACAAAACACCATTACTATTAGGTGGAAACACTTTCCATGCCTCTGTACCATAATGAGTATCACTCGCACTCGCCACGTAGCCACTCGTCCCGGATTCGTCGTTTGTACTCAAAGCCACCCTCGGGTACTTAATAAGCTTCTTGGACCTCTGGAACTCTGTCACCACATTGGAGTTGACTTTTAGGGCGGCTGTATTCGAGGTGTGGAGCATGTTCACGTTTGAGACCACGTTCAGGTCTGAGACATTTCCAGTCACAGCGAGTTCCCCACCCACCTCCACGTTCGCGGTGGTCACGAGACCTGTCGTGGCGTTCGAAAACTGAACCGTGTGGGGTGTGACGTTCCCGTTGGCTGTCGTATTCGCGAGTGTGTGCGTCGTGGCGACAACCTCGACGGTCCCGAGAGAGAGGGTCCCACCTACACTGAGGTTCGAGGAAGTCGTGACCCCCGTCGTGACGTTCGTGAAGTTTACTGTTCCACCGACATCCGACGCTGGAGGCGCAAACTCTATGGCACCCAGTTTCATCACGTCGGTCATGACATTCCCTGAAACTTTTAGATGCGCGTTATTGATATTGAGAACCGAGTTCTCATTCGTCACGTAGTACGACATATCTACTATGGAGGGAGGTTTTTTTAAACGACCAAAAGCCACTTGATACGATGGAAGTCCTTATCAAATGAGTGTTTCATAAGGAGTTTGTTTTTCATGTACGAGCAACTATGTTACTCGGGACTTAGCCACAATGGTACGTACACCCGACGAAGGCTGCCTTGTGAACAGCGTTCGCTTCATCTGTGATGTTTCCGTCGGCATCGAGGTATCTGATTTTATACGCTTTTTCGGTTTCTGTTGGGTGGTCTTCCCATTGGAGTTGACCATGCTCGTCTAGGACGTTGACGAGTTCTTGGCGAACTTCGAGTTCGTAGCCTTCCTTTTCAGTTTTTGTATCTTCTTTTATAACCCGTTGATAAATATCATCTACAATTCGTCGATTTTCTTCAGTGAGGTTCGAATATTCCTCTTCAGAGACGTTCTTATAGGTCGTCTTGACCCAATAATTCACATCACCCATTTCTTTCTTGATGATTTGGACAGGTTGAGTCACTGGTTCAAAATCACAATCCATGGTGATCTTGGCGACTGTATAGTTCGCGAGGAGTTCTGAATCTTGTTTCTGACCATAACCAGCCACATTCGAGGTTGTGACGTAGTCTCCAGATTCGAGTGAGCCGTTGATGTTCGTCACCCAAATAGCACCTTCGCCGACCGAGTTGATGTAGACACGGGTATCACCCTCTTCTTTATCGAAAATGGAAACTAAATTACCATGTTTATCTTGACGTGTATCCGGGTCTTCAGATGTAGAAATAACCCCGAAACATCTTTTATCCTGGAACACATTCGAAACGGAAACGACTGGAAGCGACTCGTTAACTGTAATTGCGTTTGTTCCACATTCAATACCCCCAGACATTTTGATATATTTATTTTGATCTGAAGAGACGATAAGGCCTTCCAAGTCACCCGCTTGGGAAAATGGTACGTTCTTGATGAAAGTTCTGTGTTGACCCGTGAAGTTGAGTAGGTCATTACCACCGGCACATTGGAGATATGCTTTATCCCCACTACACCAAAATCTTAAATGACTATCGGTACCGTTGTTCCACATTTGCCAGTGTGCCATAGCCGACTTCCACATTATATGTGGTTGTATTGCTATCACATTAAGATGACTTGCTGTACTTGTATTTACACCAACTTCTAACCTATAGTCGGGATCCGTCGTCCCTATACCGATCTTTGCTGAATTTAGCGAACTACCCGAGTTTATAACCATCGCAGTTTGCTCACCGTATCCTCCATTCCTTACATAAAACTCCATATCTGCCTGGTCGTCCCAGGTATTAGCTCGTCGTATTGATCTAATACCTACCTGATTCCCTATCCCACTACGATGAGACCTGTGTAAGCATAGATTACCTAATACGTTTGTTGATGTGTTATTTTCATTAGATGTTAAGTGTTGAATAGCTATAGTTGGTTCAGTTGTTGTATCATACAGATGCAACTTTATTTTAGGATCCGTCGTCCCGATACCGACGTTGCCACCAGATTTGATACAGAGTGTTTTAGGATTGGTGCCGAAACTATCACCCCAATGACCAAATTGTAAAACTCCGGTTGCACTTCCATCACCTTGTTTATACCTTATGAGAGACGTTTTGTCTAATGCTGTATCTTCACCGATCAGTATATCTGTTGCAGTTCCGTCCCCATAAACATGTAATTCTTTTTTCGGACTCGTCGTCCCGATCCCCACTCTAGAGTTGACGGTATCCACGAAGAGGTTGGCCGTACCCACCTCCAGGTTCGTGCTGACGTAGGCGTTCCCGACGACGTGGAGATTGGACGTGGGTCCATTGACATCGACCCCGATCCCAAAACTTGCGTTTACCGTATCGATGACAACGTTCGAGTTCGCACCGACGAACGTAGCCTTATTCGTCCCCTGAAAGTCTAGGATACCATTCGTTGACATATCTACTATGGAGGGAGGTTTTTTTAAACTGGGAAAAGCCAACTGATACGAGTGGCAGGGCCACTCGGTGTGTTTTTTCTTACAAAGTGGGAGGCACTTTGGAGGAAATTTTTAAGCTTCCCATGATTGGGTTTCTTCATTCCATTCATAAGAATTTTCGCTGTCTGGTCTAGATACGGGAGGTTGCCAATGACATTGGTCATCGAGGGTCCACGAAGGGTAGGGTTGAGGTGCCGAGAAGTTATCTTTATCTGGGTGATACGTAAACCCGATCCCCGCAAAGTTTTTACCTTCTGTGTCGTGATGGGTTCTGAACCATATTCCATCTAATTCGTACTCACACCAAAGTTTACTCTTCGCTCCGATGACTCGAAGAACTTCATTGGTTTGAGGATTTATTTCTGCAAATTCAGGCATTCTATATGTTTAGTTGAGATATCTTATTATCACTATTCCCGAGCCACCCGAGCCACCGTGTCCATCATTAAAATATCCTCCACCACCTCCTCCTCCCCCTGTATTGGGTGTACCAGCGGTACCGTTGCCATTAGAACCAATACCACCTCTCCCACCACCACCATTTCCCTCATTCCCGTATATTACCCCCCCACTAGTTCCATCTCGGTTATCACCACCACCACCACCACCCGCGTAATATGTAGATGTCCCCGAAATACTTGATTGTAGACCGACACCCCCGTTCTGGTTGGTCGCGGCCGCACCAGCTCCACCCCCACCTCCCGTTCTTCTGGGATTAGACACACCGTTTGCACCGTAATTACCCTGTCCAGTTGTACCACCCCCCGCTGTTCTACTATACGAGGCACCGCCACCTGACCCACCATTTGCTCCACTAGTGTTTTCAGAACCACCCCCTCCGCCACCAGAACTGATAATACCGAGTGCAGACGAATCATTACCGTTACTAGCAGTGACATTATCCGCTAATGCACCAGCACCGCCACTACCGATTGTAATAGTGTACGAACCAGGTGTTACATTTGGCAGTGTTCCGGTGAGCATACCACCCGCACCTCCACCTCCACCTCGGTCAGCTCCCCCACCACCACCACCCGCGACTACCAAGTATTCAACTTCACCACCTGAAACAACCGTAAATGAACCACCAGTTGTAAATGTGTGAATCGTGTATCCATCTTCAGTCGTGATAGTACCACCCGTAGCACTAACACCCCCTAAAAATGACCATACCGTTCCATTATAAAATTCCAACTTTCCTACACCTGTATTAAACCGAATCATACCCGTAACACCCGTGGGCTTCTGTGCAGTCGTCCCACTCGGAACGACTACGGCCCCAGATCCCGCGATATGAAGTTCTGCACCCGGTGTAGATGTCCCCACCCCCACTCTGTCATTCACTGTATCAACAAAGAGGGTATCCGTGTCGACTGCGACGTTCCCGGTCACAGTCAAGTCCTTCCCCACCTCGACGTTCCCCGTGGTCACGAGACCCGTCTCAGCGTTCTGAAACTCCACTGTGTGCGGTGTGGTGTTCCCCGTGGCGGTGATGGCCGAGAGTTCGTGACGTGCGTTTACTGTTACCGTACCCATTGTCATGGTCCCACCGAGTTCGAGGTTCGTGCTGACGAAGCAGTTCCCGAGAACGTGGAGGTTGGCGTCTGGGCTGTCAACCCCGACCCCAATCTTCCCCGTGGTCGTGTCAATCACGGCATTCGATGTATCACCGACGCCCTTGAACGTGACCTTATCCACATCCGTGAACACAAGTTGACCATTCGCGGCCATTTCTACTATTGAGGGAGGTTTTTTTAAGTGACGAAGTCACTTGATACGAACGATATTCTTATAATTTTTCAAGTAATATGAATGAACCACTTCCCACGGTTATTATGTGATTAGTATCAGTAGTTATTCTATTAAACTGAACATTTACCGTCCTTCGTTCAGTATTTATCATATGGATTGTTGACACATATACACTACTTTGATTGTGATCGTCATAATTTCTTATATATCCCGTCGAAGCATTTTCTGGTAGACCATTACCACTGACGACGGGGCGAATTCCTATACTATTACGTATATTAGAAAGTGCGTTTCCGTCTCTACCAAGAGCACTTACGATCATATTTACGTGTATACTAATTCTCCATAAACCTGGAACCGGAACTTCAATATCACGTGTATTATTAGCATTTGGATTCACTACGGAATTGAAATAATCAATAGTTTTATCATACATCGGGTTTATGGTCCGATTGAAAGATGATGCTACAACATTTCTGTAGTACCAAGACCCCTGTGTTGCGGCGGTGACACCATCTGCTTGAAGAGGATCATTAAGATCTATACCAGTATCCAAATATGTTTTTAGAAAAAATGGTGTTGTAGGACGAATAGTTTTATGTATCTTATACGTCTTTGATGAATCCAACCAACCAAATGGTGTATATTCATCTTCAAAGGGGCTACCGTTTGGACCGTCAGCTGATTCAAATCGCAGTAAAAATGTCCCCCTGTTAGACGTAAACTTCCATGCGACGTAAGCCTTCTCCGTCGCTGTAAAATCCACGTTATCGGGCGTCTTATCTGGTTCTTGTGTTATAGAAGTTGCAATCCTCCCTCTAGAAATGTATACCGGATAATGAATAGACGCTTTCTTACTTGGCGATGCAATAACTTCATATTGTTGCCAGGATCCATTAGAAGCTGTGAGATACTCCACAGTTATTGATTGTGATGGATGCATAAAAAGTATCGCAAAACCTTCGAGCGCGTGTGGTGAATAATACACGTCCCCCACCAATTCCATCGGATGTTGTGTAACTAAATTACCACCGTCACCGTCACCTATACTCGTATTAAACACGGGAACACCCGAGGGTGACGAAAATGTATATGCATCTGAAATATACTCAACACGCCCAAAAAGATCGTGACTGTTTATTGTTTGTGCATGGTCAATGAAATTATATGATAAATCACTACCAGGTTTAAGTATACAGTGGTCACCTGCTATAGTATCTGAAAATCCATATTTAGACATCAGTATACGTCCACCAACCGCTTCAAATGTTATGTTATAATTTGCACTTATCCCATCAGCCACCTTTATCCACTGTGTAACTGTCTGTCTAGTAATGCTTATCGTGTGATCGGGTGTATCTTGAATTCCTTTATTGATGTAAATATTAACGGTTACGTTTTCATAAGGGGCATATATAAAAAAATATGCATCCTCATATCTAGTATTTTTCAAACCGAAATGAAACCCATTGTATATATAGGGGACTATTGTATGATGTCCATTGTAAGCATTCGCACTTGAAGACGTAAAGCCATTGTTGCCACCGACAAATACTATTGGGTTCATATCATTTGTATAATACTCGCGACCGGCTGTAATAGTGAATGTCCCCACTGTATTATCATTAGTTGTGGATGTTATGACTACTGATGTTGTATCGGTACTAGGAATATATTCGTATAATATGGTTCCCGAATTTGGTATAATATACTGTGCATCGTCATTCATCATTGCTACATATCTAAATTCTGATAACGTATCAATAAAGTGTGGTCGTAAATTTTCAAAATCGAATGTATATCGTCCATCTTCCTGGTGAACACGTCCTCGTATATCTAATTTTGTTTCCGGATTCGTCGTCCCGATGCCGACGTTGCCACCCACCGTATCCACGAAGAGCTTATTTGTACCCACCGCCAAGTTTGAGGATATCTTCGTGTCACCCACCACATCAAGAGTAGAAGTCGGGTCGGTCGTCTTACCGATGGAGAGGGCGTGTTCCGTGAAAATATTTGACCCCACCTCCATGAACGCCTCGGAGGCTGTGATAGCTTCGTAATCTTCTTCATTATCCGCAAAAATATCGGAAACAGATTTTGTATTGTCAAATGTTTTAGCGTAATCACGGATGTGCTCTAGTTTCAACTGGGATACGCTCGAAATGGACGCATCTTTCGTTTGAGCAAAAGCGATCGCGTGGGTTTCAACATCGGCCTCATCTGTACGTCCACCACTGATAGCCAAATTCACTAACATTCTGGGAACTTTGTTAAGTTTGCGTCTCTTGAATTTCATTTTTCCATTTTCAAATGCAATTTTGGCTCGATCACCCACCCAAATGGAGTTGGTATCAACATAAAGGTCGCGCACCTTATTCTCTGCGGAACCTATATCGAACGTAGCGTTCGTTGTAGGAATGATGTGTCCGGCGAAACGTGTACCACCGTTAATGTGGAGTGTATCTATTGGTGCGTTTGTCCCGATCCCAACATTCGATGTACTCGTATCCACGAAGAGATTGGCCGTACCCACCTCCACATTCGCGGTGGTCACGAGACCTGTAGTAGCGTTGGTGAGTTGTATGGTATCACCGGTCGAAGCCCCCACAGCTGTCACGGCAGAGAGCGCGTGGTACGCAGCTGCCGTGATGGTATTGATCTTGAGCGCACCCCCGACCTCAATGTTCGAGGTGGTGACGAACCCGGTTGTCGCGTTCGAAAACTGAACCGTATTGGATGTGACATTACCAGAATCTGTGATCGCTTGGAGTGTTGACGAAATACCCGTGAGTTTACTCCCGTCACCTTCGAAGTAGTCCGCGGCGACGTTCCCCGTGACCGTGAGTACGTTCGCATCTGCGTCACGAACGTAGAGGTTCGCACCGACTTGAAGCGTGTTACTGGTGAGGGTGTGTACGTTCCCGATCCCGACGTTACTCGCGATGTAGACGTCACTGTTCGTACCGTCCGACCACTGACTGAGCGTCCCTGTGATTGCGGATGGGGGGATAGACGTGAGACCCGAACCATCACCCAAGAACGAACCTGCCGTGACATTCCCCGCGACGACAATGTTACTGTCGACGACGAGACCCGTATTCGTGTTCGTGAACTGGACCGTGTTGGAGGTGGTGTTCCCGGCGTTCACGACATTATCGAGATTTAAGAGCTCATCTGTTGTGAGTTCAGACGTGACATAGATATTCCCACCATTCAATCTAAAGTTCTGGGCCTCAAGGTTCGAGGTCCTGAGTGTCGCATTCGTAATATCGAGGAAGCCTGTCGGTGAGTAAATCGGCATGCTCTCGTCTAGTATGAATGGAGGTTTTTTCTTACAAAGTGGGAGGCACTTTGGAGGAAATTTTATTGAGGAGGGGTTGGCCAAACGGGGTTCTCTGGATCCTCTGTGTTAGTAGGAAGATCTCGGAGTAACCGGCGATATACCTTCCATTCATCAATTTTTTCTTGTGGTAAGGGTGAATCTGAAATACTCACGACCCAATCACATTTTTGTAAGAGTGCATCTCGTTTTATTCGGAATTGTATGAGACTAGACTGAAGTACATCTTCTTTCACTTTATTTTTCTTTTCTTCGTTTAGTTGTACTACGACGTTTCCATTATCGTCTCTGGAAATATCTACAACTTTAGGGTCTATACCCGAATCAAGTTTTACGAATTCCAATCTCGACGATCTCGTTTTAACATCTTCTTCTGTACCCTCGAAACGGTCAACAATTTCGAGTGTACCAGGTTCAAGACAAAAATACCAACTCGTCATTTTATATAATACTATATTCTTTTTTAACCTAACAATGCACCTTGGAAACAGTTTCTATAATATGCTCCGTGATTACCATTAATAAATGTAATATTAGTACCACTACGTGCACGTATATCTACATATTGATTAGCGGATAAGTTAACTATATATACAGCATGTGTTTCATAATGGCCATCGTGTATAGGCATACCCTCTAAAATATCACGTCTTAAAACACCATCTACATAAAATGAGAAATACGCATCACCGAACTCGTTTGCTGTATCATGTGCAAGCACCGCAGCGAAAATGTAGGTTCCGGCTACGGGTGTTTTAAAACGTGACGTGGAAGTGTTGTAGTGTGAACCGATGTTATACGTTGTTGAATTGAACGTGAGTGTCGTTCCCGAACGACTAGTTGAATTATCCCAGGCATAAAAGGCGGGTCTGGATGGAGTAGTTACGATTCCATTATTTTTAATGGTTAATGCACTCGTTTGATGAGAACCTCCGTTGATATAGTTAATATGGAAACAACCATCAGTATCATCACCACGTATCCTCCACCCATACATATTAGAATCGTCTGTACCGTGGTGGATAAGACGAATTCCCTGCGCATACGCACTACCACCGTCACTTGCGATGGTTAGATAGGTATCACTTGTTTTAGTACTGGTATTACCAATCTGTAATTCCGTACTCGGATTCGTCGTCCCGATGCCGACGTTGCCGTCAGCGTTGATAGCCATAGACATCCTATCGGCATCAGTACCCGTACCCGAATTTGTGTAAAATTCTAAACGACCTATTCCACTATTTCCACCCGTGCCGTCAGAGACACCCTTAATTACTGCATAATTAGTCTGATAGTCTTGTGTTGTATGGTACGAACCCGCGAATGATATACCCGCGCCAGTACCAAAAACTTTAGTTCCCTTTTTTTCCAAAACTAAATAATGGTTTTGGTCGGTAAAGGGTCTATCGAGCGTATGATTAAAATCAGCCGATATTTCTAATTTCCCTTGGGGACTCACCGTCCCGATGCCGACGTTGCCAGTGTTGGTAATACGCATTTTCTCCTCTTGATAATTATCTTGCATGTTACCATTCGTCCCCACTTGAAATGACAGAAATCCATCTTCGGACCCGTCGGTGTTGTCTGCTATAGAACCAGTTAGACGTCCGTATGTAAATTTTTCACTGGCACTGTTTAATAACGCAAAGTCGACTGAACACCCATAGTTAGTATTATTACGAGATCTCGTAAGCTTAATTGATGATGTATCACCATATATCTCGAGATTACAATCCGGACTCGTCGTCCCAATCCCCACCCTATTATTCACAGAATCGACGACGAGAGTATCCGTGTCAAAGGTTGCCGCCCCAAAGGTTGTAGGTACGATATCCGCCGACCCGTCGAAGTTTACGCCCCCAATAGATCTAGGGGTTGTGAGGGTTGCCGCCGACCCTGTAGTGTTTCGGTCGAGTGTCCCAGTGGTTATGTTAGTCGCGTTTAGAGCCGTGAGCCCCGAACCGTTTCCGGATATGGTGCCATTTACGTCGAGGGTCGTCGCCGGGCTCGCCGTCCCCACACCAACCCTCGTCGTGGTCGCATCTATAAAAAGAATAGGGTTGGGGCTGTATTTAACTATATATGCGTCGGTTGTAGACGAAACAGGTAATTCGAGCCCATTACCCAAGGAAACTGTAGTTGTAGAATTATAGTATCCGGTCGCATATACATTCCCTCCCGAATCGACTGCTATACCATACCCTACATCAGATGACGTTCCTGATATTGTTTGATACCACTGTGCAGTTCCTGATGAATTGTATTTAACTATATATGCGTCGGTTGTAGACGAAACAGGTAAATTGATGTTATTACCTAAGGAAACTGGAGATGTAGAACTTTCGTATCTACCAGTCGCATATACATTCCCTCCCGAATCGACTGCTATACCATACCCTCTATTATTTGACGTTCCTGATATTGTTTGATACCATTGTGCAGTTCCTGATGTATCGTATTTAACTATAAATACATCGTTTCCAGACGAAACAGGTAAATTGATGTTATTACCTAAGGAAACTATAGTTGTAGAATTATAGTATCCGGTCGCATATACATTCCCTCCCGAATCGACTGCTATACCATACCCTGTATGATTTGACGTTCCTGATATTGTTTGATACCACTGTGCAGTTCCTGATGTATCGTATTTAACTATAAATACATCGTCTCCAGACGAAACAGGTAAACTGAGGTTATTACCTAAGGAAACTGCAGTTGTAGAATTATAGAATCCGGTCGCATATACACTCCCACTCGAATCGACTGCTATACCAAACGCTATATCAGATGACGACCCTGCGATTGTTTGATACCACTGTGCAGTTCCTGATGTATCGTATTTAACTATATATGCGTCGGTTGTAGACGAAACAGGTAATTCGAGCCCATTACCCAGGGAAACTGTAGTTGTAGAACTTTCGTATCTACCAGTCGCGTATACATTCCCACTCGAATCGACTGCTATACCATAGCCTATATCAAATGACGTTCCTGATATTGTTTGATACCACTGCGCAGTTCCTGATGTATCGTATTTAACTATATATGCCTCGCTTCCATACGAAAAAGGTAAACTGAGGTTATTACCTAAGGAAACTGCAGTTGTAGAATTATAGTTTCCGGTCACGTATACATTCCCTCCCGAATCGACCGCTATACTGCGTCCACCATCCCGTGATGAAGGAGATCCTCGACCGGCGATTGTTTGATACCATTGTGCAGTTCCTGATGTATCGTATTTAACTATATATACATCGTCTAAATACGTGCTAGGTAATACGAGCCCATTACCCAAGGAAACTGGAGATGTAGAATTATAGTATCCGGTCACGTATACATTCCCACTCGAATCGACCGCTATACTGTGTCCAGACTCATATGACGATCCTGCGATTGTTTGATACCAGGTAGGAAATACACTATTACCCACTTCTAAGTTTGAGGAAACGTAGGCGTCACCCTCGACGTGGAGGTTAGCGTCGGGGCTCGCCGTCCCCACACCAACCCTCGTCGTGGTCGTATCCACAAAAAGGTTCGCCGTACCCACCTCAATGTTCGAGGCTGCGTTGAACGCTTTCGTGGGGTTATTGAAGTTCACGGTAGATGCTGTGTTCGAACTCATCACGATATCGATCTGGTCAAGGTTGAACGCCGATGCGTATACGTTCCCACTCGTCACCCTGAGGTGGGCATCGTTCACATCCAAGAACGTATCGTTTCCGTTCATTTCTACTATTTGGGGAGGTTTTTTTAAGTGTTGAAATTTTTTGTCAACCACTATATTGTAACCCAGTTCCACCTACTTGATACTTAAATCTAAAATATTCCTGTAAAAACTTAACCTGTGCCTGGCTAATGACACCATTATTACGTTTAAAAATGATCGTTTCTGCGTAAAATTGATTTCCCGTGTTATGACGATTGAATGAATGTCTATTACCCCATGTAAGAGCATCCGCTAAGTTTCCACCTGGATCAGGGGTACTATTCGCTATATTTACATCTAAATTACCCCTTGTGAGTGTAGCCATACTGATATGATTACTAATACCTCTACCCTTTGTAGCACCTGACCGAGCAGAAGGAAATGCGTCACGTGTTTTCGCGACGACACAATGGACAGCCCGTGTGGTATCAGATGAACCAGTTCCCAATATTCCACCCGCAGTTCTCGTGTTACCGTCATCCTTCCCATACCCATTACCATTATATACCATTAACTCACCACCGTTTAAAGCTGTAGTCCAACTGTCCCATGTAACAGCGACACGGTTAGCATTCGTATACGAATCATGATAATACATCCAGTTTGAACCACTCGCCGTCTGTACTTCATTAGGTGATGTACACGCGACATGAAAAACTGTCGAACTATCTCCGATTTTTTCAGTCGTACCACCAGTTATTTCTGCAGGTGTTCGACTAACCATGCGAGCATCGCTATTAGTCCCCGTCCAAAATCTTCGCCCGTTTATGTATCTAGTCACACAATTCGTGGCGGTTAAATAATTATCTACCCAGTTTCCACTTTTATTGTGAACATAACTAATTGTATCTCCCTCGTCAATACCCCCTTCGAGATAATCTACATCATCCATATCCCACCAATAATGGGGACCCCAACTTCTGATAGTATCTTCCATGAACGACAGGTTACGTATCATACCGGCGTAATATAAATCTGCACGCACGTTGAGGTCATGGGTTAAAGTCAGTGTACCGTCGTTAATCATAGATTGTTCGCGTTCGCGTGTACCGAAAATGTTCCATTGATCAACACCCGCATACCCATCACCACCTCCACTTCTCGCTTCTATCACGAGTCGAAAATATTTAAAGTATTGTGTGGGCGCACTCGTGGGTGTATATGTTGTAAATTCAGTGGCGCTACTTCTCGTTATACCTGAAAAATTATCTAAAGCCGTCCATGCACCCGTTAAATCATCACTTCCCGCGATACACCCCGCACCTGGGTGGCGACCCACTTCACGAGCCCCTTGAATATTAGAATAACTGTATTTAACTTTGTACGGAAACTCAATCTGAAGCCATTGACCGTACCTATTCGTACCCCCAACATTCGTGGTCGTCGCCGCCGTACTCGTTCCACCTGTCCACGATCCATCTACAGTAGAATAACTACCCGGGTCAGCTTGTGACCAATGAAAAATTAGAGTAGGGGCAGTCGTCGTTCTATCGAATGCTTTATACGCTGGAAATTGGGGATATGTTGAACTCGCACTTGTTTTAAAATTGCCATGCCCTACAATGTAGGAATCGTAATTAGATAAAGCTCCGGGTGGAAATTGTTCTACATCGTTTGAATCATCAAGAACGTGAACGAAACCGTCGACTGCGACGTTCCCAGTCACGGTGAGATCACCCCCAACCTCCACGTTCGCAGTGGTGACGAGACCAGTAGTCGCATTCGAAAACTGAACCGTGTTTGAAGTCACGTTTCCGTTTTCGACAATTTGGTGAAGGTTCGATGCGATACCGGTTACGTTACTCGCGTCACCGTAAAGGAACGCAGCAGTGACGTTCCCCGCGACGACGATATTACTGTCGACGACGAGACCCGTTTCAGCGTTCTGAAACTCGATCGTGTGAGGGGTGGTGTTCCCCGTATCAGTCACAGAGCTTAGGGGATACGACGGAACAATACCAATTCCACCGAGGGTCATGGACTCGGCTGTGAGGTTCCCGTCAATCACGAGAACGTTAGACCCATCATCATCAACATAGAGGTTCGAGCCAACACTCAAGTTGTGTCCCGGATCGGCGTTTGAAATACCGACATTACTGTTTATGAAATAGATTTCACCATCTCCGTTCGTACTCCAAACACCACCTGACCCGCTCGGGAGGTTCGTTAAGAGACTTCCGTCACCTGAGAAGTAATCAGCCTTCACATTTCCCGTGACCACGAGTACGTTGGATCCATCATCATCAACATATAGGTTCGACCCAACACTCAAGTTGTGTCCCGGATCGGCATTTGAAATACCCACGTTACTGTTTATGAAATAGATTTCACCGTCTCCGTTCGTGCTCCAAACACCACCTGACCCACTCGGGAGGTTCGTCAAAAGACTTCCGTCACCCGAGAAGTAATCAGCCTTCACATTCCCCGTGACCACCAGAACATTGGACCCATCATCGTCTACGTAAAGGTTCGAGCCAACACTCAAGTTGTGACCCGGATCAGCGTTTGAAATACCGACGTTACTCGCCGTGTAATAGATTTCACCATCTCCCTTTTGCTGCCAAACACCGGCTGTTGGTAGATTTGACAATGCCGAACCGTCACCGATGAATTTCAGCGCGTGTACGTTACCAGTCGCGACTAAACCAGTCGTCGCATCGGTAAGTAAAATCGTGTTTGATGTGACATTACCGTTATTCGCGATTTGTTCGAGGTTCGAGGCGATATTCGTCAATTCCGAACCGTCACCGATAAATTTAAGGGCTTCTACGTTACCAGTTGCCACTAAACCAGTTGTCGCATCGGTGAGTAAAATCGTGTTAGATGTGACATTACCGTTATTTACGATTTGTTCGAGGTTCGATGCGATATCGGTCAATTGCGAACCACTGCCAACAAACGAAACAGCTTCCACTGTACCCGAAGCCACGAGACTCGTCCCTGTATTTGTAAACTGTACCGTGTTCGAGGTTACGTTACCGTTATCCGTAATCGCTTGTAAGTTCGATGCGATGTTGGTGAGTTGAGAACCATCACCCTTGAAACTGGAAGCCTCGACGTTCCCAGAGGCAACAACACGCCCCGATACGATGAGTTCTGCTGTCGGAGAAACACTCATACTACCACCCATACCTGAGTGAACTGTGCAGTAGTAATAAAGTGTTGAAGGAGCACCGGCCGGAACCGTGAACTTCAGGTGATTGACAACACTCGTATAGTCTGTGCCTGTGGTATATTCTGAACCACCACCGTGTGTACCATCATTCGTCGTCGACAATCTAAAAGGGTGTGTAGCTCCAGGAGCTGTCAAATCAAAAAGATATGTCTGATGTTCATGAAGTTCGAGTGAATCTTGTTGAACTCCATCGATATAAAAGACACCACCACTCGCCGTCACAACAAACTCTTTCGTGGTTCCTAGTGTAGCTGCGTTACTTATTAAGGCTGTAGTCGATGTCACGTTCCCGGAGACCGTAACATTTCCCGAGGCGGTGAGTGAAGTGGTTGTGTTCGTGAACCGAACCGTGTTCGATGTCGCGTTATTGACATTAACGACATCGTCAAGTGTGAGTTGATTGAGATTTGACCAAATATCGACGTTCGAAGCTTCGAGGTTTGTCACACGTGGTTCTAATGCGTCGATGCGCCCAGAATTGGAAGTCATATCCGTTCGTAACCCCGTAATAAGAGTTTCTTGAACCGTATTTGCGGCTTCGAGAACCGCGATACGCGTAACATTCGATGCGAGGTTTGACCAGATATCCACATTTGATGCTACGAGCTCTGAAACACGTGCGGCGTTGGAGGCCACATCGACTTCTATCGCAGTGATGAGGTTCATTTGAACTGTATTCGCATCTTCAAGGTCCGAAACACGCGTAGCGTTAGAGGTCATATCGGTATCAAGGACCGCGATACGTGCAGCGTTATCTGAAAGATCATTGGTCAAAGTGGTGATTAACCCCGCTTGGACCGTATTGGCATCTACGAGGGTCGTAATACGCCCGGCATTATCCGAAAGATCATTGGTCAAAGTGGTGATTAACCCCGCTTGGACCGTATTAGCATCTATGAGGGTCGTAATACGCCCGGCGTTATCTGAAAGATCATTCGTTAACGTGGTGATTAACCCCGCTTGGACTGTATTCGCACTTTCGAGTGTTGAAATTCGGGTCGCATTAGAAGTCACGTCGGTCTCGATAGCGGTTATCAACCCCGCTTGGACTGTATTAGCATCTATGAGGGTCGTAATACGC